CGCGCCGCCGTTCCAGATGGCGGCGATCTCATCGGGCCTCAGCGTGCGCGCATCGGGCAGCGTGACCGACGGCGTGCTCGTCCCCGCCAGGCGCCAGGTCTTGCCGGCCAGCGGGTGCACGTTGATGTTGCCCGAGAAGGCTTCGTTGTTGTACGTGCCGCCGAAGAAGCGCTCCTTGGTGATCACACGTACATCCCCTTCCAGGTCTTGCTGCCGCCGACCTTCCAGATGTCGAGACGCACGTAGGCGCCCGCGGCGAGCGTGCCGATGGTCGTCGCGCTGCCCTTGAGCGTCAGCGAGTCGGCGCCGGCGTTGTAGAAGGCGTAGTGCGGCCCGCCGCTCGGCATGTCGGCCGCGGCCTCCACGGTCACCGTGAGCCCGGACGAGGCCGGCACGAGCTCCCAGGACACGCCTTCCGACTGCGCGATGCTGATGCTCGCGCTGAAGGCCTTGCGGCCTCCGCCCATCGGCAGGCGGTCCTCGTCGATGGTGCTCCCGTCGATGTCCTCGATCAGCGGGACGCTCGGCAGCGAGCCGGTCGAGAAGTCGTCGCAGCGCAGCGGCAGCACGCGATCGACGTCCTTGCCGTAGCGCAGCTTGATGTAGAACTCGCAGCCGGCCCGGACGACCACGCCGGCGCCGGGTGGGCTCGTGAAGGTGATCAGCCCGGTGAGCAGGTTGACCGACCAGCCGCTGGCCTGGTCGACAAGGTCGAGCGAGACGACCGTGGTTCCGGTCTTCACGATGGCGATCGGCGCGTAGACCGTCTGGCTGCCGCTGGCGTAGGGCTTGCGCAGCCGGAAGGTCGTCGTCGTCCCGTCGCCCACGCCGAGCAGCGCGTCGGCGTTGCTCGGGGGCACGGCGGCGCTGTTGCTGTAGTGCTTCGGGGTCGCCGCGGTGTTCGTCGAGAAGTCGAGCGGGTCCTTGTACGGGAACGGGTTCTGGCAGCCCAGGCGCGCGTTGTAGTGGTTGCGCACCGTCTGCAGCTGGGTGTAGTTCTTGATCCCGTAGCTGACGTCGTAGCTGCGCCGCGGCCTCGACCAGCGCGCCACCGCCTCGTCCACGCCGCTGTCGGTCGTGATCAGGTTGGTGTAGAAGCCCGGGCCGCCGACGCTGCCGTAGCTGACGTCGGTCGGGAAGAGCGCGTCGTGCAGCGTCACCTGCGACGCTCCTGGCTGCGCTCGAGCTGCCGCGCGAGCTGGTAGGCCGAGCGCCGCACGCCGCCGGCGTCGGTGATGCCGTGCAGGTGGACCTGGATGGAGCCGCCAGCCCGCCCCTGCGTGGGCGCGGCGCGCCCGGTGTCGTACGCCTTGGTCTGCTCGACGTTGAGCACGCGCTCGCCCGCGTGGATCAGAGCCATCTGCGTGACGGGGTTGTAGCCGCCGTGCTGGTAGCTGGGCGCGGGCGCACCCGGCGTGCTGGACGATGCGGCAAAGAACGAGGTGGCGGCGCTCGTGGCGAGCTGGTCGATCCCCTTCTGCGCCAGGGAGTTCGCCAGCGACATCGCGAACGCGCGGACCGCGTCGCCGCCGCTGCCGAGGCTGTCGATGAAGGTGGACATGCCGGCGCCCAGCGAGTTGCTCAGCGTCGAGATCGACTCCGCGCGATCCTGGGCGGCCTTGGCAGCGTCGCGCTCGGCGGCCTTGAGGCGGTTGACGACGTCGATGCGCTCGCCCTCCTCGCGGCCCAGCCGCTCGACGGCCGCGGCCGACTGACTGGCCTCCTGCGCGAGCGCCTTGATGTTGTTGACCGACTCCTCGCGGGCGTAGGCGTCCGGCCCCAGCTGCGCCTTCTTGACGTTGGCCTCGGACGCCTCGATCGCGGCGAGCAGCTTGTCGTTCTTGGCCGCGCGCGAGGCCGCCACCTCCGCGCCGTGGTCCTGCTCGAGCTTGGCGCGCGCCTCGGCGGCCTGGTTGAACGTGGCCGCCAGCCGCTTGACCGTTGCCTCCCAGCCCTCGTACGTGCGCACCGCCGCGCCCGCCAGGTCGCCCGAGAAGCCGAGCCGCTCGGCGAACTCCATCGCCTGCTGCTGCGCGGCCGTGATCCCGGAGAGTCGGTTGTAGGCCGTGGCGAGCTGGCCGACGAGCTCGAGCCGCGCCTTCTGCTGGTCGAGCAGCTGCTTCTCGACGCGCTGCTCCTCCTGCAGCGCCTTGATCCGCGCCTCGATCGCGGCCTTGGCGATCGCCGGAGTGACGATGAGGTCGGGCCGAGCCGGGAACTGCTTGAGGTACTGCGCCTCCTCGGCCGTCTTGCCGGCCTGGCGCAGCATCGCCTCCCACTCGGCCGTGCGGCGCGTGAGGTCGCTGAACGCCTTCTCGCCGACCTCGCCCAGGTCCTTGATCTTCACGCCCATGTCGAGCAGTTGCCCGACGGCGCCGGACGGCGTGGCGTCGCCGGTGATGACCTGCTCGCGCATCCGGCGGAGCGCGTCGAGTTGCTGATCGACCGCGCCGCCCGAGGTGCCGGTCGCAGCCTTGTTGGCGAGCCCGATGTCGCGGTACTTGCTGAGCTGCTCGAGTGAGCCGGCGTAGCCCTCGGTGGCGCGCTTCAGCGCCTCCATCCGCTTCGTCTCTTCCTCGGTCGGCTGGAACAGGCCCACGATGGCGTCGCCGACGAGCGCGACACCGGCCCCGAGCAGGGCAAAGGCCGGCGCCATGATCAGCATGCCCTTGAGGTGAGTCGCGAAGCTCCTGGCGTAACTGCCCACGTCGGTGAGCTTGGTGCCGATCTTGCCCAGGAAGCCACCAGCGACAGAGCTCTTCGTGGCGACGTCGGTGAAGGCGGCGCTGACCGGCACGAAGCTGCCGGCCAGGTCGCGGAGCTCCAGGCCGAAGGCGCGGTTGCTCAGCCTGGCCTGCTGCATCACCCTCGCCGAGCGATCCATGTCGGCGAACCCGGCCTTGACCTTCTGGAAGCCCGCGGGCAGATCGGCCAGCGTCACCGCGAAGGCCTTGTTGCTCTTGCCCGTCGCGTCGATCGCGGCCGCCATGTCGGCGAAGACCTTCTTCGCCGGCGTGAAGGCATTGGGCAGCTGCCCCATCGTGAGCGCGAACGCCTGGTTGCTGCGCGCGGCGTCGGCAAATGTGCGCTCGGTGGCCTTCGTCTCGGCCTGGACCTTGCGCAGCGCGCCGGCGGCCTGCTCGGCCCCCGACTTCACCTTGTCAGCGTTCATCTCCAGGTAGAGGGTGGTCACGGCCTCGGTCCTCGCGCTGCGCACTCACCCGCTCGAAGAAGGCCCCGTCCATCTCGCGCCACCACCGGCACCGATCGACCCGCGACTCGTGATCGGTCACGCGGGTGACGTCGAGCAGCGCGACCATCTCGACCAGCGCGATGGGCAGCGGCCCGCTCACACCCTGGCCGCGCCCTGCATGAAGCTGCCACCAGCCCGCCCAGACGTCCGACAGCTCCGGCCACAGCTCGGGGCGGTCGTTCAGTGGATCCGGCCCCTGCCCCTCGCTCGCGGCGATCTCCGCCACGTGCAGGCGCCGAGGGTCCGCTCTCCACCGCAGCTCCCACGTCAGGCAGGCGGTGAGTTTTTTGAGGCGTCTTCCTTCTCGCGCTCGACGAAGCGCTCGGTCTCCCCCGCGCGCGCCGCCACCCAGTCCTGCCACTGGTAGTAGCGAGGCTCGACCATGTACTCGATCGAGGCCTCGACGGTGTAGGGCTGCTCCCCCTGCGCACCGCGCACGTGCATGCCGGACCAGCCGCGCACGACCCACTGCGCCACGCTCTCGCGGTACCAGCGGTCGACGCCCTTGTCGTGGCCGAGCTGGAGCTTGAGCTGTCGCAGCCGCTCCTTGCCCTCGTGGCTGTTATTCCAGGCCACCATCGCCGGGTTGTTCATGCGCGCGATGCGCACGACGATGCCCGGCTGCGGGTCGTAGGGCAGCTCGAGCCCGTCCTGCTCGGCCTTCAGATCCATGCAGTGCAGTGCCGGCATGGATCAGACGTCCCACTTCGCGATCTGCATCTGGTACCCCCACGTGTTGTGCTTCTTGCTCATGAAGTGCAGCTTCTGGAACACGTCGTCGTCGGTGCGCTCGCCCTGGCGCGTGCCCGCGGTGAAGTTCCCCGCCGGCCAGTGGATCACGTAGGCGTTGCCGTCGATGTCCACCACGCGGAAGGCCAGGCCGACATCGGCGAAGCTGAGGTGCTTGGCCAGGTTCGTGTTGTTGGCGTAGTAGGCCTCGAGGTCGACCTCGCAGGTCATGCGCCCATAGCCGAACGACACCGGGCCCAGCGAGCCCAGCTCGAGGCGCTGGCGCACGGCGTTGGAAAGCTGCCAGCTCAGCTTGCTCATGCCGAAGGTCGAGCCGTCGAGCATCACGGCCTTGATGTGAGAGACGCCGTTGATGATCCGCTTGTCCGTCGACGCCACCGGCGTGCCGGCCTGCGTCGAGGTGTTGAAGATCTCCTGCGCGCCCATCCAGTTGAAGCCCAGGTCCACCAGGCCGTCGGCCGCGACGGCGAAGTTCATCCCCGCGATGGTCTGGTCGCGCCACAGCACGAAGTTGCTCGACAGGTCGCCGTACTTGATCTCGTGGCTGTAGAGCCGCTCGGTCACGCCGTTGGTGATGTACGGGCCCCGCTCGACCTCGCCCGAGGCGATCGCGGCCTCGTCGACCAGGGTCACGTGGTCGACCGTCGCGTCGTCGCCCGCGATCGCGGTGATGCGGCACCAGATGGTCGCCGGGTTGGTGGCGAAGCCCTTGACGCGGATCCAGCGGCCCAGGCCGTGGTTGGCCCACACGATCTTGCTGGCGCCAGCGGTGCGCAGGATGTTGCCCGCGGCGATCGCCTGCAGGGTCTTGCCCGCGGCGAGCGTGTCGGTCTGCACCGCCTGCCAGGTGTCGGCCTGGTCGGCCTGTAGCGCGGCCGCCAGCCACTCGTCGTACGCGCCGTAGCTGAAGCGCGCGCGCACCGGGCCCTCGGTGTGCCGCGCGGTCTGCGCGACGTCCGTCACCATGCGCCCGCTCTCGATCTCGTCGGAGGGCGTCGCGCCCGTGACCGTGGCCAGGCTCTCGCCGGCGAAGCGGTAGGTCTGGTAGTTGCCGGTCGCCTGCGTCCCGAAGGCGGACTGCTTCTTGGAATACAGCGTCAGCCGATTGGTGTCGGACATTGGTCTTCTTCCCCTGCTGCGCGGGCATCACCCCGCTAGGCTTGGTCCTCAGTGTAGAACGGGCACTCGACGTTTAGTTGCCACCATTTCCCCGCGCGGCCGATCGTGCGCACCGTCGGCGAGCGCCAGGTCACCCCGGCCGCCGAGACGAGCCGGAAGGCCGCGCTGATCGTGTCGGCCAGCACGAGGCCGGCCGACACACCCATCGCCATCGGCGTGAAGATCGACGCCACGGCGCGGCCGTCGGTGCGGTAGGTGCCGAACTCTGGCTGGCGCACGCCGGCCGGCTGCAGCGTCCAGCGCACCCAGGGCGCGACGTCGGGCGGCGTCAGGGCGTGGTTGTCGTACTGCACCGCCACCGAGGGCAGCGTGGTGCTCATCCGGGTGCGCACGGCGGCGGCCATCTCGGTCCAGCTCGTCATGCGACCGGCTCCGCGCACTGCGCGTAGAAGGGCACGACGACCTCGAGCACCCAGCGGTCGTCCACGAGCCCGCGGCGGATCGGGTAGGGCGGCGGGCTGTAGATCACGCCGTCGGCGGCCTGGCCGCGGAAGGCGTCGTTGATGATGTCGGCCAGCTCCCAGGCCTCGCCGTCGCCGACCCCGAAGGGCAGGTAGATCGCCGCCGTGGCCTGGCCCAGCAGCCGCCGACTCTGCTCGGCGCCGCCGAAGTCCATCTGGAACGAGCGGTCGAGCTCGAGCGAGAAGCGGACCCAGGCCGAGCTGTCCGGCATGGCCTCGCCCTCGTTGTCGTGCAGCGTGGGGACGCTGTGCACGCCCTCCACGAGCGTCGCGTAGCGGCTCCTGACGGCGGCCAGGATCGTCTCGACGCAGCCGCCGACTGCGGCCTGCAAGTCGGCCAGCACGCCGCGCGGGAGCAGCTGCAGCAGCGCCCGGCCGGCCAGGGCGCCGGCGCCGGTGGGCGTGGCGCGGCCGCTGGCGCCCACCAGGCCGCGGCCGGCCAGCGCCCCGCCCCCCGCCGGTGGCCCGCCGCGGCCGGCCAGGCCGAGCATCGCCCGGCCCGCCAGCTCGCCCGTCGCGCCGGCCGCGGCCCGCCCGGCCAGGCTGAGCAGGGCCCGGCCCTGGATCGGCGCGGCACCCGTGAGCTGGCCGCGCGCCGCGAGCGGCACCAGCGCGCGCCCGCGCAGCGACCCGGCACCGGCCGGCGCGCCCGCGCGACCCGCCAGCGACACCAGGCTGCGCCCCACCAGGCCGCCCGCGCCGGCCAGGACGCCCCGCCCCATCAGGGACACGAGCGCCCGGCCGATCAGCGTCCCCAGCCACAGCAGCGGCATGTCGATCCCGGTGTCCGCGGCCCCGACCTCGAACACCAGCGTGCGGCCCGTGCCCGTCGTCGTGCGCCCCTGGATGCGGTAGCGGAGGCGCTCGGTGACGGCGCCCGCGGGCGTGCCCCACGTGATCCCCACGAAGTCGTTGAAGGTGAGGACCGTCCCGCTCACCGCGAGCTGCTCAGGCGAGAGCGTCTGCTGCTCGACGTTCCCGCCGGCGGCGTCCTCGCGCACGATGTTCACGGCGACCTGCACGTTGGCGAAGCCGGTCACGATCTTGAC